GTATAATGTCATCAATGAACCGTGATGATGCTCACCCCTTGATCAGATTCGGTGAAATCCCGGATTTGTTCACACCTACAACATCGGGGGCGCTTGCGCCCGTAGGAGCTCCTCCAGAGCAGCGATTGCCCACACCCGTAGATAACCGAGAATACTATTCACAACTACCGGGCGACGCACAAATTGTGAACACAGATGCTGATATGGCTGAGGCCCGTTTCTTCACCGGAACGGACCTTAGCATTCCAATGAGCCCCTTCAAAGGCTTGAAGGAATTTCTCTTACCAACCCGCGTCCTAGCTAAGCTGGGGAAAATGATAAACAGCGGTATGAGAATTTCTAGAGAGAACCACGATTCGGCCACGGAACATATTGTCGCTTTGAATGGATCTGCATTGATACCTACGACCCGTATCGATGCACAGGCCATAGAAGAAACCAAAGGTTTAAAGCCCTTGTCGGAAGCGTCTGCCGACCAACCTACTGATCCAGAAGACAGTAGCGGAAAATCCTCACCATCTTCTTCATTGACTATGCTCACCACTGACATTTCATCATATTCAGCCCCAAGACCTAAGAATCCCACTAAGGCCATGTACGATTTCATTGAATTCGTACACGAAATACGCAATACGCGTCCACAACTTGTCAGTCGCATGTCTAAACCTAACCATATGGCAGTTAAGAAACTATTAACTGAACTGATTACATCAAGTAAAGAATACCAGCATATGCGTCACACTCATCTAGCCAAGGTTCTCCCCGCCTTGACTAATTTGTGCTTTGTCCCATCTGATGCCGAAATAGATGCTAATGAAGCGTTCGCATCGGTCGCCTACCAGAGGCAATTCGAAAGAAATGCCACCGATAAATACGACCGTGAACACCCATGGCTACTAAATTGGTTCGGCCCCAAAGTGCGTCCGCGCGCTTTTGAGGCTGATTGATGGGGCTTAGCGAAGCTACCAGGAATTGTCGGCCCGGCTTCTAGAGCCCCCGACCATCCCAACCTGGTGGTAGTGCAGTTAAGGGATACCCCCAAACTTCGTAATTCGTACATCTTCACCGGCGTCTCCGGGGGAGTTAATTACGGGGTACACACTTCTTCTCTCCAAAATATGGTACGGGCAGTAAAGGAACGGATCTTCTATGTTAAGTTAGAAGGCCAATTTGTACAACCCTTTCGCCCCTCCGAGTCTGACTTCAACCATTCAATGCGTCACTTCACCGATGCCGCCCAGAGATATATCAACTATACCAACCCCATGTTACCGATTGATTTCGCTAACACATATGAGGCTCGTAAGAAGACGATTTATCTCAAAGCGGCCGCCGAAAACGAGTTATACGGGTTTAGCGATAAACTCTCAATAATCTCAGCTTTTGGCAAGGTGGAGAAGACAAATTTTACTGCAAAGCCAGACGCGGTGCAGCGTGTGATACAGCCACGTCATCCGCGGTACTTAATAGAGACCGGTAGGTACATTAAACCTATAGAGAAACAAATATATACCACAATCAACACACTTTTCAACGACACTACTGTGTATAAGGGTCTCAATCCGAGTAATCGTGGGCAGCGGCTGGCCGCTACCTGGTCCCTTTACCGCAAACCTGTTGCCATTGGTGTCGACGCAAAACGGTTTGACCAACATGTCAGTAACTCAGCGTTAAAATGGGAACACAACTTTTATCAGCGATACTATCCAAGGGATAAACACTTCAAAAGATTGATGAAATTGCAACGTGTAAATAAAGCATTTTGTCGATTAAAAGATGGTGTTATCAAGTACAAAACGATCCATGGACGCGGATCCGGGGATAGCAACACAAGCTTAGGTAATGTCTTAATCATGTGCGCCGCCATGTATTCTTATTTCAAAGAAATAGGGGTGCAGGCCTCACTGATCAATGATGGTGATGATTGCGTAATCATTACCGAAGCCTGTAATTTAGATGTCATATCTAAGACGCTCGATAAACATTTTAAGCAAATCGGCTTCACGCTGGAAATAGAAGCTCCTGTATATAACATTGAGCACATTGTCTTCTGCCAATCACAACCCGTGTTTGATGGACAGAACTATCTTATGGTACGTGACCCTCGGGTCGCTATCGCTAAAGATGGCATGTCTATTAAACCTCTGGATTCACTTTCAGTGACCCAGAAGTGGTTGGCGGCTGTCGGTAAAGGCGGTTTAACCTTAACAGGTGGGATTCCCATCTGGCAAGATTATTACCAGACCTACATCGACCATAGCAACGGTGCTCCAGCTCTCAACGACCCTACACTTGAGAGTGGCTTCTTTAGGATGACTAGAGGGATGGATAGAGGCTACACAAAGCCCACCGTCGAATCTAGACTTTCATTTTTCGAAGCGTTT